GCCGCGGTCAGGTCGCGAGCGGGTACGCCGTGGATGAAGGCGCCGCCCAAGTACCTCAAAACGATGTCGCTCATTGCATCACCTTGCACGGGATTTCAAAGCGCACCCCGTAATGCGTCTCTTCGGTGCCGCCCGCGCGCCCGTAGGGGAGCCCCCCACAGACGTAGCGCATGCGGTCATAGATATAGATGTCATTCGCCGCCGCCAGTTCGGTGTAGAGCCGGTCAGGCCACACCTTGGCGGCGTCCATTGCCTCCGGCAGCACCTGCCGGTTGTGGTGGATCTCGACAATCACCGTGTGGAACGACCGGCCCACGGCGCCGAACTCGTATTCGCCGCGGGCGGCGTAGACGATGGCGCAGGGGAACTCCTGCATTGATTCCGGCGGGTCGTCATAGGTACGTGCCAGGCCAGCCAGGGCCCCTACATGCGTCCGCACCGTGTCAATCAGTGCGTCCAGGCTCATAGCAGCACCCGCTTGTACGGCGCCAGCAGCGCCCGCACTTGCTTTGGCACGCTCTCGGCGTAGATGGCCTGCCCGATTTCCGGCACGGCGGTTACATCCTGCAGTCCCGCCTGATAACGTTTGAACATCCACGCCACCAGCACGATGCACGCTTCCCGCACCGGCTCCGGCACGGTCGCCGCGGCGCCCCATACGCCGGTCACGGCAATTTCGCCGTCGACCGACCACTGCCAGGCGTTACCGCTGCGCAGCTCGATGCTCCACTTTGGCGAGGCGTTGCGTGGCAGCAGCCGGTAGGCGTCGCCGGCCAGCACTGCGCCGTCGCCGTTGGTCAGCGCCGCCACAGACACCAGCGGGTCATCCAGCATCAGCGTGCCGGCCTTGACGTCGCTGCGCCCGAAGTAGTGGGTAGCCGTCGCTGTGGCGTGGAAGCCATCCGCCGGCACCCGGCAGTAGGCGTCGATCCAGCGGCTGCACGCGGCAATCAGCGAAGTGAACGTGCCGTCGTAAGCGTCGCCTACGATGTCCATACGCCCCTTCTGCTGCACATCCAACAGCGTGCAATAATCGGCCATTGCTACAGCACTCCCCCGCCCTTGCTGCGTTCCGGCGTCCTGACCGCTTTGTTCGCCGGCGGCGCTTCCACCTGCTTGGCCAGCACCACACGCTCGAACGTGCCTGGCGCATCGGCGAGCAGATACGCCGCCGTCGCCTGGTCAGCCTCGAACACGTCGCCGGCGTTGTAGGCGAGCCCACGCGGTTCGTTGACGTAGCGCCCCAGCGCCCGCAGCTTGACGATCACTTGACCACCCCTAGCACGGTCAGCGTGACCGGGTTGGTGTTGCTGACGTCGGCGTAGACGCAGGCGTGCCGGCCAAACAGTTGGAACTGCTGCAGGTCGTCGGTGTCGGTAATGACGTTAGACGCCACCGCCACGCCGTTCACGTAGTTGGCGTTATCGTTGCTCCACTGCAAGGTCAAAGTAGTTGTGTTTGCCGCTGCGTCTACGATGGTCTGGTCAACAATCCACTGCAGATCCACCACCGCATAATCCGGCACGTCGAAGCAGCTGCTGCGCGTGTCGGCGGTCAGCACCTTGCCGTTGAAGAATAGCGGAAACTCCGGTGCCGGGCTGCGCTGCACCGCGGCCACGGGCGTGGGTGCCGCTGCCGGCGCCGCCTGCGTGCCACTGGATGGCACAAGCGCGACGGCGACGAAGAACGACACCAGCAGCAGCACGAAGGCGACTGTGGGGCCGTAGGTCTTGATTGCTTTCACTGTTCCCCCTTTGGGTAAGGGGTAGAGCCTGCGCCCTACCCCGTCACCTGTTAGCCGTCACTAGACCAGGATGTTCGCTGCGCCGCTGGTGTGGGTCTGCGTGGAGCGGGTGCCGTAGCAGCCGATGGCCTGCCGCAGGCTCGTCACCATCACGTACATGCGCTTCTGGATGTCGCGGTCCGTCTCGATGATGAGGTTGCGCCGGAAGCCGGCATACCACATATCGCGGTGGAAGATGCTGAACTGCCCGAGCGTGTTGTTGCCGGCCGTGGTGCTGACCTTGCCGTCCGCTTCGGTCTTCGGCGCCGAGGCGCTGACGATGATCGGGATACCGTAGTAGGTCGCCAACTGGCCGGTCAGGATGACGGCGTTGGGGCCGAACTTGTCCACGGTGACGACGTTGGTCAGCTTGAGGAAACCATTCAGGTACGTGGCGGCGTCGGTGACAATCGTCAGGCGGGCCGGGTCTACCGCATACTTGCCCATCTTGCCTAGCGCACCGGTGATATCAGCCGCGTCCAGGGCATCGCCGCCGGCGGCAACGGTCATGCCGGTATTGTCAACGAGCCACGCATGGCGCAAGCCATCCTGCCCGGCGCTCAGGTAGTAGCTGGCATCGTCGGGATCGGCGTCGTCCAGGTTGATGTTGCCGGTCGCAGCGTTGGTGCTGTCGGCGTTGAGGGCGAAGGCGTCCATGACCTCGCCGCCGCTCTGCGCGAGGCGGGCACGGATGGCCGGCGCCATCGCCACGGCCGCATCCTCGTCCAGCGTATAGGACCAGTTCTGTTCGGTGATCAGCTCGGTGGCGGTCAGCGTGCTCTTGGCGCTCGCCGGGTCGCTCGCCGTGGTCGCCGTGTTCTCCGTGCCCTTGCGCCACGTCACATTACCCAGGCCCAGCGGGATATCGAAGGGGTTGGTGGGCATGTCGATGCGCTGCATGGTCGCCACGATGCGGCTGGCCAGGAAGAAATCATCCCACAGCTGCCCGGCCATGTTGGTCGGCACCAGTTCGTCGCCCGTGCCGGCGCCGGTGCTGGTCAGCGCCTTGATGGCGTTGTCCAGGTCATCGCTGGCAGGCTGTGCCTTGTTGCCGCCGGTGCCGGCCATGTAGTTCTTGACCTGGCCATCCAGCAGCATCTTGGCGAGCAGCAGGTCGACGGGGCGGAACGATTGGCCCCACTGCGTGTGCTGCTGGCCCTGCTCGAAGGACTTCAGGAAGCGGCTGTAGCGCCCGACCTTGGCATAACCGTCGTGCGCAATCGGTGCGCCGCCGGTGCGAAACGCCGGCTGCTTGTCCATCGCCGCCTTGACCTGCGCGGCCACGAGGGCGTCAATCTGGCCCCCGAACTGCTTCTCGATCTGCTCCCACTGGAGCTCCTGCTTAGGCGCGTTCTTGACGGTGTTGGTCAGTTCCGCCATCTGCGCCAGTACTGCATCGAATTGTGTTGCCATGATTGCTATGTGCCTCCCAGCACTACTCCACTGCCAAATAAGGTCGAATGGCTGACACGAAATCAGCCAGGATTGCGGCAAGGCGTAGTTCCTGCGCCGCTTCAATTGCGTTTATCTCATCAGCATCGGCGGCACTTATCGGGGGTGCTGCGCCTTCGCTGTCGTTCCCGGTGTCCTGCTTACCATCCTCCACCGGCGCGGCCTCTACCACGGCGGCGGCCGGCGTCTCACCGTCTGGCGCGGCGTCCTTCTGCTCGCCATCCAGGGCCTTAGCAGCCAGACGCAGCGCATCGGCATTGGCGGGGATGGGAACCAAACTCCATTCGAGCAGTTCCCACGCCGTGATGTCGTTGCCGCCGAACTCGTTGGGCTGCATCTCGATCGGGCGAAAGCCAATCGACGCGGTGCGTACCCAGCCGCCTTCCCACAGCAGCCGCACGATGTTCTGCGGGTCCTGGTCATTCGCCGCCGGCCGCAGCTCGAAGTCGGCCATGATGCCGCCGTCAGTCGTCTCCAGGTTGACCGTGCGCCCGATGACGTCGGAGGGCTGATAGTACGAATGGCCCCACATGACCACCGGATTCTTGAGGTAGTTATCCAGCACCGCCCCGTGCGGCATGACTCTATCGTGGTCACGGTCACACCCCGCCGTGCTGATGGTAATGCGCCCGCCGGTGTCGCTCTTGCTCACTAACTCGGCTGTAAATGTCTTGTGCTGGATGGTCATGGTCGCCCCTGGAAATAGAAAGCCCGCTACAATCAGTGTAGCGAGCCAAGAACACGTTTTCTATTGTCCGAATAGACACTATTTGTCAGGTGTGCGTAAGCAGAATGGTGCTATACTGTGAAAAAAATCACAGAACGGAGATAACCATGCGTATTCTGAAGACCATCGGCATTGCAGTGCTTGTGCTGTTAGGCGTCGCGTTCGCGTCCAACTTCATGCGCGGGTTCACAGGCGATGCTACCATCGGCGCACCCACACCCACAGCGCCCGCCATGACGCTGCCGCAGCTGCAAACCGCCGCCGTCACAGTCGCCTACGATGACCTCGCCCGCAACACGGAGCAGCACACGGGCAAGTACCTCAACATGGCTGGCCAGGTTGTGCAGGTCATCGAGGACGGCGACGGGGCGGCGCTGCGTGTGCTGGTGGACGGCGATGCTGGCCAGGCGGTGTACGTGCAGTATCCCGGCTACAGCAAGGCGCGGGTGCTGACTGACGATATGGTGACGATGATCGCCCGCGTGGATGGGCGATTGACGTACAAGACGGTGCTGG